AAGTATCCCAACGATCAATCTTAACATATACATTGCGGTTTTGTTTGGAATGAATCCACTGACAGAAATCACTAACCCAAGTATTGGATAACCATTCACCAATACGATCACGATCTCTTTCAACAATACATAGATTTTCTAACCATTCAGCAATCTGATATGGTCCAATATAATGTTTATACTTTCCGATCCAGACTTTCATTATTCCTCACCTAAAACTTCTTTTAATTTCAAGATAGTTTTCTTTAACCCAGAATCATTGCTGAAATATTTCCATTGTTCACCGTGTTCCAATTCAAATTGGAGTAAACAATCCTTCAATAGTTGTTTGATTTCATCGTTCATAATCAATCACATTAATCTGTTGTAACTTTCTTTCCCTAGACCAATTCTTCAGATAATCATTCTCATGGTCAAATACCTTGATGAATTCATCTTCTGTTACCTCAATAACATTAGCAATACTCTCATCAATATGTTTCTGACTACCTTCAATAAAATTATCCGAATAATCAGACTTGCACACTACCTCATCCATTGCGTGTTCTGCACACCTAGCCTTTACATAGTATGTGTGTCGGAATGTTGAAATAGTTTCTACCACATAAATTTTCTGTTCATCACTCATATATTTTACCTCAAGACTACCTTCATACTCTATATTGATCAAACTCATTCTTAAACACAATTGAATACCCACAGTATAACTCTGTGAAGTTTTCTTGTTTTGCGTAGATAAGTTTTGTTGTCAGTTGCTCGAATCGTTCCATTAGATGCAATGGCACTTCATATTGATTGCCTTCGAATTGTCTATTCATCATCTAACCCTATAATTCCTTCTTCTTCTGGAGTTTCCAGAATAATGAATTCTCCAGTATCAAAAATGCGTTTAACTTTGTAATAGTTATATGCTGCCTTGACATATACCGGTTTAACTGGATCGTGCATACTCAAAACTGTACCTAGAGTGCCCGAGTCATAAGTATCTTTAAATTTTGAGATCATTTTCTTTATACCATTGGTCAATTACTTGTTGAGTTTTATTTACCACATAGGGATCCTTTAATGGTAGAAAGGCACCAGAATCTCCGTTCCAAGTAGCGAATTCACGATCAAAGAAATCGATTTTGCAGTGTTGTGGATACTTAATCTGTAGGTCTCGGAGTTCATTGGCCCATTTTTGCCATTGATCGTCCGATACGATATTTTCGTCCATCAGATAATAGATACGAGAATGCACCAGCATCTGGGATCGACGCTGGCGAATTTTAGATTTGATTTGTGATACAGTAAGTTCTTCAGTATCAAAGAAAGATTCAAGATTCATAATATTAATTTCACAGTGTCATAATGTGGAACCATTATAACACATCCGGTCAATTTTGGCAAGCCTCCTGACTTTCTATGAATTTTTTATTATTATATAGTATTTCCAATGAAATCATATCAAAAAAGATGGTCAAAGTCAATCTGGAATCATATATTGTTTTACCGAAAGATTTCTGTATTGAGTGCATAAAATCACTCCGGTAAAGGACCAACCTATTATATTTGTTTTCGACTATAATTTCTTTTCCGTCTTTGATTATTATGGTTCCAGTGTCTTTTGGTGGATTTTTGTGTAGATATATTATTCCTGCAAATAATGTTGGATCCTGGTGTAACCATCTTTCATCAACAACATAATCTTCGGTAGTATAGTGAAAATACATTCTACCAAAACTAGTAAATGAATAATTGTTTCTATATAAACCCACACCTCTATCCAAAGTTTGATTCATAATTCGTTTGGTAAGATAACTATATAGATTAATATCAAATTTTTGCAAGTTTAATGATCTATATCCTGGATAATAAACTTCTTGTCCCGGTATATTACCAGGATCAGAGTCAACATCATAATATTCAATACACCGAGATTTAAACAAAAGTTCGTCTGGATTTTCCAGAAAATCATCAATTATGATTAAATCCTGTATCATTACAATTTGCCTGATGTTGTAGATTGAACGTCATTTGTTCATAGAATATTGTTAGTGTTAATCTTGCATCATATACACTATCACCAAATGAATTTTGTGGTGAATGTAACAGATCGGCATTATATAACACCAATCTATTGTATTTGTTTTCCACCACGATCTCTTTATCTTCTTTTATGATAATAGTTCCAGTATTCTTTGGTGGATTCTTATGAAGATAGACAACACCTGCACATAAATTGTTGTGATCTTTATGGAACCATCTGTCCGTAAAGACATCTTTTTTTGTTAGGAAATGGAAAAAAAGTAGACCCCTATAACTGCATTTCATATTGCAAGTATATGGAAAACTATGTGTATGTATCTTATCAAAAATGTTTTTATTTAATTTGACAAAAAGTGAATTATCAATTTCATTCAGTCTTCTTGTTCTTAGTCCAGAATAAAAGGACTCAATTTTGGAATAATTGTCGGGATGTGATAAATTATCAAAATAATCGAATTCTCTGGCCATTCTAACCAGAGAATCCGGATCATCAAATACATCATCAATGACAATAATATCGGTCAACATCACCAGTCATCCGAACCAAAAATTTCCACTCTGAATTCTCCGGGTTGTCCCTTAATGGAGATATCCAGTATCATATCAAGAGAAGATCCTATTCCATGAGAAATATATTCGAATCTGTAATTTCTCTCTTGGGGAAACTTATTCATAGTTTCAAGAATCTTTTCTACATCCTTCTTTTGAAGGTTAAAATTAGATACTGTCATAATTTAAAATTTAAAAGTGTCTACAGGAATGAAACCATAGTAGGTTCCGTCTTGGAAGTCAAAGATTTTGATTGTTGCAAAGATTCTATTATCTCCCAACATCAAATGCCTACGCCTACAGGTTACGTCCCTACGAAACCTTAGTGGTTTGTGTTTCTGGTCAACGTAGAATAGTTTTCTATACACATACTTTCTTTGTTCAGTCTGAACCTTGATTTCTTTACAATCAAAGGTTACCGTATCAAAAATCTCATATTGCAATCCATGTTTACCAACAACAGTGTTTCTTCCTTTAATCACAACAAATTTATGCTTAGCCATCATTCACCTCATTAACATCATGGACTGCATTATAACACGATTAATGTTATCGTGTCAACTATCTGTTAAGGATATATGTAGTCACTTCAAATCCGAGTCTAATGTCATTATATTCTGGTTTAGTCCACATGATTATCTCCTGTTTTTTGATTTATTATATATTTACTAAATTTTTCTTAAATGTGTTAGTGCAATTTTCCCAAGTCCAATTATCAGAATCATTTTCCACTTCATGTCTTGGCAGTTGAAGTGCAAAATCTATTTCATCAATATTAATTTCATTCACCAAATAACCTGATATACCCTGATTAATTATCTCTTCAGACACAGTTCCTTTATATGCAATAACGGGTGTTCCTGATGCCATTGCTTCCAATTGTGTCAGACCGAAGGTATCTGTTTTGGATGGGAAAACAAATACATCCGCATTAGCATAACTTTCTGATAATTCTTTTCCCTTTCTCTTACCGGCGAATAATACAGCTTCAGTATGATATTTTTTCATCAATTCTTTTAAGTATGGGCCATCTCCAATTAAAACTTTTAAATATCCTTCTGGAACAGGTATCTTACAAAAATCATCTAATCCTTTTTCCTTAGAAACCCTACTAACACATAGAATTATCTTTAAATGTGATTGTTCTGGTCTGTTTCTATAACTTGAATTGAATGTATCTCTATCTACACCTCTTCTCCAGATAACAACATTCTTAAATCCCTTTGATTCTAATAGTGTTTTTACCATATTGGTGGGAACTAATACATTCTTAGATTTAGAATGAAACCATTTAAAGTATGGATATGTTATTCCTTCATTTATCTTAAACATATTCTTGATAAACTCAGGGAACATGGAATGATAAGAAGTAGAGTAATTATATCCCTTCATATCACAGTATAATTTGCCAGCCAAACCAACTGGGCCTTCTGTTGCAATATGAATATAATCTGGACTAATATCTTTAATCATACCACCAATATTAATGATATTCAACGAAATATCAATCTCTTTGTAAAACGGTAGAGAAGTAGTTTTAAACCTTTCTGGACTGATTATACGAACATTAAATTCTTTTGATAGAATTTCTATAGTTTTACTGAGTGTTCTCACAACACCATTGGTTTGCTTTGGTGTTGTGTCTGTTATGATTAATAGTGTCTTCATTTTTTCAAGCAAACGTATAGTTCGCCTTCCTTGTGATCTTTTTTGGATTTCTCCAATTGTGTCGATGCAACTCTGCAAGATTCCAGTGAATCAAATTCTCCTATAGGTTGCCAGAATAAACTGGTACCTAAAGCTGCTACTGCTTGTAATGCTACTAAAATATACATTTTAATCCTCTTTGAGTATTTCGTCCCAAGTTACTATTTCAAATCTCCCATCAAAATGTTCAACTAATGCGGTACAAGATTCTACCCAATCCCCATCATTCATATAAACGATACCTTCAATTCTTTTAATTTCAGCATGATGTATGTGGCCACATATCACACCATCATAGTATTTTCTTCTGCAATAGTCAACGAGATTATTTTCAAAATTAAAGATGAAATCTACAGCACCTTTTACTTTATGTTTCAGAAACTTACTGAAAGACCAATAACCGAAACCAAACTTGTGTCGAAACCAATTGTATTTTGTATTGAGATACAATAGGATATCATATGCTTTGTCCCCGAGATATCCCAACCAAGGAGTGAGTTTTGAAATACCATCGAACATATCTCCGTGAATTACTAAGTATCTTTCTCCATTTACTCCGATATGATCTATTTTATTAACAAAATCAATCTTTCCAAAAGATAGTTTATGTGATAAAAATGGTCTGAGAAACTCATCATGATTTCCTATAACATAAACAACTCGCGATTTCTTGGATTGTTTTATAATCTGTTGAACAACACTATTATGTGACTTTTTCCATTTCCATTTGTTTTGTTCAATTTTCCATCCATCTATAATGTCACCAACCAAATATAATGTATTTGCAGTATTATGTTTTAGAAAATCACACAACAATTCCGCTTTACAATCTCTTGTTCCCAAATGAATATCTGAAATGAAAATTGAACGATATTTGTTAGACATTTTAACCTACAGTTGAAATATGTATATAGATTTTTAATGTTACATTTCTGTTACAATAGTCATAATATAGAATAAAAAAAGGGGAACCGAAGTTCCCCTTTTGTTTCAGTTAGAAACTATTACTTTGCATCAATTGCCGTCATCAGTTCCTTTCCAATCAGATTGGCAAAAGATGAGAAGACCTGTAGCAATACACCCGCAATAGCCAAAGCAAGCCACCCAAAGAACACAAAACCATAATGTAAAGGGGCAACGAATAGTTCCTCCATGAACCAGAAGGTGTGTCCCCATTCATTCAGGCCGACATTAGGCAGAATCATGAATGGACCAACCACAGTCACCAGGTAAGGTAGGGATAGACCTTCTGCGAAATATGGCAGGCGAGTCTTTGCATACAAGAATGCACCAAATCCAGTGATAATGTAGATTGGGTATGACAGATAGAACTCAATGATATGACTTGGAGTGAAATCAGTATCTCTTACGATAGTCTGATGCCAAGTACCATCTTGTTCAGTAAAGTATGATGCACCCCAATAGATTGCATTTGCATATGCAAACAACCATACAAGGTGTGTCATATTACGACGAAGTTCCTCTCTTGGAGTAATTGCGGCAAGGTTACGATCCCTTGTCTTCCAGATGGAACCCCATAGAATACTAGCAGTAGCGACTTCTAGGACAATTTCTGTATACAAGAAATTCATCCAATAAGTTTCAAATTCGGGTGCGAATGAGTCAAGACCTGCGGCCCAACCATATACACCTTCATACCAACGCACCCAGGTATAAAATACCATGTAGATGCCGAATGCAAAAGTCAACCACGCCTTATTGAGTAGTGGTGCTTCTGCCTTTACAACGTCATTTGTAATAGCTGACATAATTTACCTCTTAATATAACATCTTACGTTTAACGAAAATAGCATCCTTGCCGAGTTTGATGCGACAATCCGTCACACCCTCCAAATCATTCAAAACTATTTATACTAGGATTATAATATTCTTGACTGTTTTTGTCAAGATTTTTCTTAAAGAAAAGGGGACCGAAGTCCCCTCTCATTCAACATATTATTAGTTAATTGGGAAATGTCCACGCTGGAACAGACAGTTAGAATATGCTCGCTTGTATACCAAGTCTGCTTCATATTCACTATACCAGAGTCCGGCAATTGCCCCAATAGGTGCACCAGCCGCAGCCGCAACACCTGCACCGCCAGCACCAGAAATCAAGGCACCAATTACTGCACCTTCTGCGGCACCACCTGCGGCACTAATAATTGCGCCTTCCGCACCTTCCTGAACAAATCCTGCCGCCTTGAAAGCGAGAGTCTTACATTCAGCAAGGTCCTGCTGTTCGGTTGCCTGTGCCTTGTGTGGCATAGTATTCAGAGTGGGTTCCCACTTGGTGGTACCCGCACAACCAAACAACATTGCAGAAAGTGCAAAAATCATAATTTTCTTCATATAATATCTCCGTTAGTTAATAACAATTCACCATTAATTCTGGTGAATAACACAAGATCCAGAAATCCGAACAAAACGATTAGTTTCCTTTTCAACAAAGTACCAACCATCAGTTTGTTCTTCTGTATGAATTACTCCGGTTGAATAACCGTCATAATACTTATGACCCCCAGACCAACATTCAATGTGACCTTCAGATCCGATTGCATGTACTTTTCCTCTATCGGCATCGGTGCAACCGGAAATGAACAACACACAAAGAATTACTAAAAACTTTTTCATTAATTAATTTCTCCTGATACTTCTTTTAGTCCATATGATAACACACTTTCATAACGAAAGGAACGCCATCCACCATCATCAACAGACCAGACTGCCAATGCGGTGTCTCTCTGTGATTCATGTAGTTCCTTACTGCCCCAGTCGTTCTGGGGCAGATAAGATTCAATCAACGTACAGTTCATGGTCCTTTTCTCACCATTGACCTTGGTGAAGACCACCTGCACCACATTAGACTTCAATAGTTCCTTTAGGTTCAACACTTCTTTTTCATTCATAATCATAACCTCAAGCTGCATTTTTCAATAGTCTCAATGTCTTTCTTCCTGGAGTCTTTGCATCTCCGTTTTTCCAAGTTTTAAATGCGTGACAAGTTGGGCACAACGTTTGCAGATTATCCGGATCATTATTTTCAGAACAACCATCAATATGGTCAACGTGCAGAATGCCGGCAAGTTCAAATTCAGCAGGCAATGTGGTCGTGCAGACAAATCCTAATCGACCATCAATATTCTCACAATAGTTTTTCCTGTGTTTGAGTGAAGGATGATTGCGATTCATCTTTTGAGTATGTGAAATAAACCCTTCTTCTACGGCCTTTGCATTCAAATACTCTCCATGAGAATCATATCCTGCATTTTCAGCAATAACTTGTCCGATGTTTTCTTTTCCTCTCTTTTTTGCAATAAGGTCACTGTGGTGTTTCTGACAAAGATGCACACCATCAACCTTTCGCCACCTAGGTGTGCCATCTTTATTGTAATGACCAGTAAATTGTGCAGTATTTTGACAACCGGGATGTTCACACTTAGGACGCACACCAAGATCCAATTTCACAATCTTCATAATATAAATCTCACTCAATTAAAAAGGAATTTCCATTTTAGATTCAATTGATTCAAGTGGAGTTTGATCCACAGAATCAACCTTTTCATCAACTTTAGTATATAGATCCAAGAAGGCATTCTTAGTATCGGTATCAAATCGATTTACACAAAGTTCGATTGCTTTCTTACGATCCTTGAAGATACTATAAGCTTTTGCAATATGTACCAATCGACGAGTAGAAATGATTTCATCAGTAGCACCCTGATCGAATGACATACGAACAACGTCAGCCCATTTCACAAGATTATCCACAAATTCTTCATCAGAAATCAAAGGAGAAAGAATTTTCTTTTCTGTCTTTGCATCTGGATATTCCTGTTCTACTGTGATTGGGAATCGTTCCAAGAAAGCATCATCCAATACTTGTGAAAGATACCGTCCTTCTTCTGATCCACGTCCTTTGGTGTTTGCGGTTGCAATGACGTTGAAACCTGGTGCCGGGTGTACCATTTCACCTGATTTCTTGTTGAAATATGGTTTTCCTTCAAGAATACCTTGCAAGCACATAAGCTTGTTCGAGCCACGATCCACCTCATCAATCAATAGAATGGCACCACGTTTCATAGCGGTAAGAACCGGCCCATCTCTATTAACAACATTACCGTTAACCAGAGTAGGACCACCCAATAGGTCCGATTCATCAGTTTCGATAGAAATATTGACACGGATACATTCCCTCTTGAGTTTAGCACAAACCTGTTCAACCATCAGAGTCTTACCATTACCAGACAGACCAGTAATAAAGACAGGATAGAACATCGCAGATTTAACAATATTCAACATATCTTTATAAAAACCAAAAGGAACATAATCAGGCCATACTTCAGGTATTGCTGAATCAGATTCATCAATCAGTTTAGGTTGACGCAAATGCACTACCTGAGCCATTGCTTCTACAGTTTCAGGTACCATTACCTTGGGTGCCACCTGGATGGCACCTGGTAGTGTATATTCTCCCCGACCTGTTCGATACTGCGACTTGGTTACCAACCAGTATGGATACTTGACACCTTTCTCCGATACCACTTGTTCAATCTCAGCCCGAGACAATACGACCTTATCACCAAGTACCTCATTAACAGCTTGAATAAAGTCTTTTTGATTTTTGTTTAGATTCATAATATATTTCACCTCATTATTTGCATATTCATTGTATCATAATGTTACTTGACTTGTCAACCACAGATTGCATACTCTGCGAGATTCTTCCAGTTTGCACCAGCTGACTTGCGAATCTTAGTCACTTGAATAAGAGTACGGAGAGACAAATCTTTAACACGATCAGCAAGTGAACCAATAAGTTCGATTGCATCAGTCTTAAGAGTTTTGTTATACTCTGGCATGAAGTCTGACTGGTCGATAAGATACCGCATACGGTCAACCTTTTGCTGAGTAGTCATAGACAAATCAACAGCCATTGAACGTGAGATAATGGCCTGATCCATTGCTTGAGACGGAAGGTTAGAGATAAAGATTACTCGACCTTTGAACTCAAATACATTGGGCAGATCATCATCACGAATATCAGCCTTGTAAGAAATAATACGTTTAGAATAAGAATCAAGAGCACCTTTTAGAATGTTAAGAGATACAGGATCCTTGAGAACAGAATCACAGTCATCGAATACAATGACACCATTACGATTCTCATAAAGGGTGCGATACAAACCCTTGGCAGTAGAATAACCTTTGACAATAACAAAGGTCTTCTTACCAAGAACATCACCAGGATTGAAACCATCCAGAGTGGTAACATCCTTGAAACCATCATTGATAAGAGTCTGATAGACGGTGTGTGACTTACCAAGACCACCAGGACCAGTAACAACAACCGATGCTTGGTCGCCTTTGGCGAGCATAGTCACCATATCAGAAACAAAACCAAAACGCTGATTAATGGTAAAACGGGACTCGACAACAGACTCGACAACAGAAGCTGCACGATTCTTGGTCATACGGAAACCAGACTTAGGAATACCACGTGGCATAATAATAACCTCACTTAAAAAATAACAAAAAAGAAATTCGTTCACTCAATTTATGGGTCCATTATACATGAACCAGTGGAGATTGCAAGCTCTGGTGGGGAAACAGTCTGCTGACTGTGGTGAAACAATCAGCAGTCTTTGCAGATGGTGTCTTTAAGGAAGACCTTGCGGATAGCGTACAGGACGCGAGTGGGTGAGACTAGACCAAAGACCGCGATAAGCAGTCCAAGAACGACCATAGAGATCCTGGACGCAATGCCATCAAAGAAATTTTGCATCATGTTCGAACTCCTGGCGGGTGACATATCGGGAAAGAAGTTTTTTATCGACCATTCTATATTGTGTAACAGGAATAACAGGAACTAAATCCAGACCATGTGTATATGGAAGATTCTCTGGTACGCCATCTTCGGTCCAGGAATATGGATAACTCTTATTATTAATCAACAAGAATCCACTAATAGGATATTCACCAGATACAAATTTGTTGAGTCTGAACCAGTGTCCTGATTTTGACTTACATTTACCACCTTGTTTAATATATTCTAAAATATTCATATTAACTGATTATAACTGATTTTTCAATAGTGTATGATTCTTTATAGTAGTCTGCAAAATCAGGATCTTCGTGAGCACCATAATACCATTCTTCATGCACATTCAAAGCCAATTCACTTTCTGATACATAACCCACATCTTTATAACCACCCTCATACCCAGGTAATACGACTCTGGTTTCTGGGTCATACTTTTGAAGTTCTTCAATCAGGTTTTTTACTTTCATTTATTCACCATAAACTGGCATAGCCATTACATCTTCTGGTTTTATAGGTGAGAACTTTTGTTCACCATCCTCACCAATATACACCCAACCGATTGGTTCTTTGGACTTCTTTATACCATTAGAAAAATTACCAAATGGTGATTGTGACATTCGCAATGATTGATATTCCGCAAGTTTTGCAGGATCAATATTAGATTTCTCCAATGCAGATTCTAATGATTTTGCAAATTCCCCCGAATACATATATTTTGTCATTTTTTGGACTTCACTTTCCAGATTATTAAATCTGGAAAAATCAATATTCATTCCCTGTAATGTATCAAACATTTGATTTAAGGTGTCTCTGGTAGATTCCATTGTACCTTTAATTTTTTCAAATTCCGTTTCATTGAATTCTTTATTCTTCTCTGAATTACATCCACAATCATCGTCTATATTATTTGTTTCTTTCATCCATGTATTCCTTTTCCAATGCAAATTTAGAAGAAAAATAGGAAACAATATCCATTAATAGTATACAACTCATCAAAACTAGAAAATCCATTAGTTTCTTGGTCGGATCAAATCCATGTGTGTAAAATAGATGAGCCGCAATAAGATAGATTACTAGTTTGACGGCAATAAACATTACATTTTAACCTCAATAAAAGTGCGCTTCCGTTTATCAAAAGGCATGGGTTTACTAAACATAAAGGGAGTATTCTCACCATTCTTTATGTATCCAGAGACCTTTGACGATTTCTTATTATCAAAGATGTAGATGTGGTTTGGTGTTGAGTCAGTCCACTTGGTGGTTTCTTGTAGATAGAAATATGTTTTCATATAAATATATAGTAATTATTGGAGAAAGAAATGTATTATGTCTATTTTTATTTGCGAACAGACGGAACACCATATTATGTTGGTAAAGGAACGGGAATCAGAGCTTATAAGCATTGTAAAAATGACATAATACATACACCAAAAGATAGTTCTAAAATTTTAATATATCACGACAATCTTACCGAAATGTGGGCTTTCATTCTAGAAAGGTACTACATTCGTTGGTTTGGTAGAAAAGATATAGGAACCGGTATTCTCCGAAATAGAACTGATGGTGGTGAAGGATTCACTGGAACCAAATCAGAAAAACATAAAAATAATATTTCAAAATCACTTAAAGGTAAAACCAAAACCAAAGAACATCGTCACAACATATCTAAAAGTATGACTGGTAGAGTACCTACTGGGGGGTTTAAAGGACAGTCACACAAAGATATAAGCAGATCCAAAATATCTAATAGTCTTATCGGCAAAACAAAAGGAATGATTACTGTTAAAGACTACCAAGGAAATAAATTAAAGGTATATAAAAATGACCCTAGGTTTATTAATGGTGAACTAGTGCCTATAAATTTCGGAAATAGTGTTCATTATCCGAATGTAACCTGTAACAAATGCAACAAATCCGGAAAAGGACCTAATATGACAAGGTATCATTTTGATAACTGTAAATCATTTTAGAATGCCCATGACCCATATTCAGCAATATCTTCAACATCAACCTGAACCCATCGACCTTTTCTGGTCAGTTCAAGACAATAATCTTCATCCAATTCGGTACCAACAAACTTATCACAAGCATTCAGATCAACCCAACCATACTCGGTGCACCAATACAGGTTGGTATAATCTGGATTCTGTAGTGCAAACATTTTCATAACAATCTCCAATCAAATTATGGTACCATCCTATCACAACCGGCCAGGATGGCAAGCCCTAAAGCCCAGGATTTATCCAAATTCCAGGATTTCTCTCTGTATCATCATTGACTCCAAAACCTTCTATGTATATTTGTTTCAAGATTCTAACTTGGTACTTTGCACCTTTCTTGATATGATCCACCATTTCAATATATTCCCATTCAGGAATGTTTATCCATGGTGACCATCGAACATAGTTTGGAGTATCTTCGTCCTCTGACCACCATCGACCCTGGAAGATACAATAATCCGGTACTTCAAATCCCATTTTGTTTATCCTGGGGCTTGACAAAGGTATTTCCACTTGATACCATAACTATGTCCTCCGATGATGAGATTAATTACCAAGAATTAATAGGGGTTGTTTATTATCATGATAATCATTACCAAGAGGTTCAATCATGATATTATCCACAGAGAAGAATTCAGAATCTTCATAAGATGCCATTACAGTACGGTTGAGCATCGAAGGTTCCCATTCTGCCATCAATTCAAGTTTTTCAAGCAATTCACGATACAACATTTAAACACCTATATAAATTAAAAAATGAAAGTTTATAGTATATACAAAGCCACAAATGTAATCAATAACAAAGTTTATATTGGATTTGATTCTTGTTGGCCAAACCGGATACAACAACACAAATATAATTCAACTAAAAGACCTCAAAAATTTTATTGTGCAATACGAAAATATGGTTGGGATAATTTCACTTGGGAACTAATATACCAATCTTATGATTTGGATCATACATTGAATGAAATGGAAAATTTTTTCATTTTGGAATATGATTCTCTTAATAATGGTTATAATACTACTTTGGGTGGAACCGCTCCCATGTTGGGATTAAAAATTCCGACCGAAACCCGAATCAAAATGTCTATGGCAATTAAAAAATTTTGGTCAACTGATGAAGGCCAAATACTAAAATCCAGTATTCAAAAAAATAATTGGACAATACCTTCATACAGAGAAAAATATGAAAAAAACTATATTGTTATAAATCCTAAAGGAGATCAATTTAAAGTCAAAAATTTAAAAAAATTTTGCATAGAAAACAATTTACCTCATAGCAATATGTATAAAGTTGCTAATGGAAAAAGAAAAACTTGTTGTGGTTGGATTGCCTATAAAATTTAAACATATTAATTTCCCTTTTTCAGTTTTTCCAAATTGTGTTCAATAGAATCAAGAGTCTGCATAATCTCCTGATACTTCTTGTCATTTTCACATTCCTTTTCAGAGAATTGGTATTGTTGTGTAGAATCTTTAATGAATTCTCTACGGTCAGATACGACCTTATCTATAAACAAAGACAAACCAATAATACCTAAAACAATTATAATTGTGTTCTTATTCAATTTTCATTTCCTCAATCAATTTGCGTTTCTTATCCATATCCCAGTCAATGTAATCACACAGACAAAATTGGAATTCAAAGACAGTTTCATCAATAGGTAAGTAATCAAACTCTTGACAAAAGTGTTTAAATTTTCCTGTCAATACTTTACCATAATGGTGCATACAATCTTCATTGAATTCACTCCAATCACTCATCAGGTTCTCCCATAAATTCAGGATCAGAGATATTCTCTGCAATATCACAAATCAAGTAAAACGGGTCACGCCGAATCGATTTAGAATCTGGTAGTGATTCCCAAAACCTATGCCAAAACAATACAATATCTTTCTTATTCCACGGTTCACCATACTCCTCAATCAAAGTATTGGCAATATCCGTGTAATAATTATTAATGATTACCTCATGAATGCACTTAGCGTGAGCTTCACCAATGTTATTAACTGTTACCTGCATATTTACCTCACATATAATCTTCGTCAGTACCAAAACCAGCACTTGCTAGTCCACTTGCATGGTCACCATCCATGTCACCTGGATCAGCATCCTCATCATAATCGGTATACCCAACCCAATCTGCCTGATCCAACAGTTCACCATCAGATAGGTCACTCAGGAAATCCATAGTACCTTCATAATAATAATCCTGTAGTGTTTCAAGATCGGCGTTTTCGACCATGTATTCGGCCAAACGATCCATAAATTCATTACGATCAAACTTAGACATAATTAAACTCCTTCAATTTCAGCAAAACAATCAAGACAATTTGCGACACGATCAGACTCAGCCATATAGAATACCCAATCTCCTACTTCTTTACGATCCTCCTTGTCAACATATTCAAAACCACCATAATACTGTAGGGAACGATCATTATAACTGCGAACTGCAATACATTCGTCATTCACGAATAGAGAATACCCAGCACGACTATCAAGACCCAACTTTTCTGCATTGGTCTTGGTCATATGTTTAACAATAAAATTCTCAACAGTATTGGTTACTTCCTCAACCAAACTCCAAACATTATCAATATCTTTCATAATATAACTCCTAATTAAAAATCAATGTGTTGTCTCAAACTATGGATACATTTTATCACAACCACGGTGGATGTCAACCATGCGGATGGCAACCGGGAAGAAACAGAGCTGGCAGGATTTGTTAGCGGCGGAGGGTGAGGTTCTGCAAGGCAGAGTGTCTGTTAAGAGAGAAGGACGCAACCAGGAGGGAATTGCGTCCGTAAGTTATTGATTTTATTTGTCTTTGAACCACTGGATTGGTGTGTGGAACTTTTCATACTCGGAAATGATGGTCTCAAATGATACCAGTTCTTCTGTCTGGTATTCACGCAACCATAATGAGAGTTTATTCCAATCTCCTGTGTGCATAATGGGTACACTATATTCTGTACCATATATCTCATCAGGTACACCAGATATATCTATACGACCAGCCGACCAATGAGTACCATTTTCTCTCAACCATTTCTCATTGATTGGACCCATTAGATTGAGGTAATAGTGTATCATTCTTCAATACCGAAATGATTTAAAATATAACTATATGGATAATGTTCTTCTCTTAATGCAATCTCAGCACATCTCCTAATCAATAGTTCAGTATACTTCTGAAATTCATCATCATAATCTGCCGACCAATCAATCATTGCACCATGCGGTTTCCATTCTTCATCTTCCCAGAAACAGAAACCAGCTTCTTCTGCAAGTTCAATCATTCTCTTATTCATTACAGTTCCTTATTACTGACCAATTCATCAAACATATCAAACAGTTTTGTAAACTTCAGTTCATATAACTGTTGCATACCCAATAGTGTATTAGCAATCTGGTCTTGACTCAAATCCTGTTCAACTACACCTTCAAATAGTGTATTAATATCTTTTGTTACATTCCAACAATCAAAAATCTGTTGTTCAAAATCAAATCTATTACTCATCACAACCACCTTTAATTTCAAGAATCTTTGTCTTACTAGGATTTGCACCATCAATACCCCAATGATAAGGTGAATATGCGGCATTAGATACGATTAATGCAAGTAGGAACCACCAACCAGAACGACCTAAAAAGAATACTGCATAACCAGCACCACCCCAGATTAGTGCTTCAAAAACAATAATATAAATCAGATATGTAATTTCTTTCACGAATTTCTCCAAAAACTATACCAAGGTTTATTACGAATATCTTCATATTCAATACATTTTGTTTCTTCTTTCTTATCCCAAGATATATAGAACGCCACACTATATGTAAATGCCTTATATCCATTATCGTTTAGATAATTAACTACTTCCTTAATTTGTCGTTCTGATAACTTGGCAAATACTTCATCATAATTAATATCTGGATGATACCTGTAACAGAAGTCAAATCCAGAATTACCTTTTGAAGTTTCTTCTGTAATCCTCTTATTAAGGTGTTTGATAACCTTAATCATATCCTTATCCATAAATTCTTTTACTGAATTCTCTTGCATATTTCTAGCTTCTTCAGCAGTAATTAGTTTTGTCATTTTGAACCATCCTCACTCCAAAACTTTCCACAATCATGACATTTAAACTCAGTCCAATAACAATCACACGATGGATCATAATTACCAGTATCCGCACGATGTTTCTTACTTAAATTAGTATGAGGGCATTCTTCCTGTAATTGTTTCAGTTTGTGATTCCACTCAGAAATCTTCTTCTGAATACTCTCACGTTTTCGTTGAATCTTATTCATGTAAAATGTCTCTCTAAATTATGTTCCTTTATATAACCCCAATAATCATAAGATGGAATACCACTATGATTTGATAGAGTAGATGCAAAAACAAACAGATTTAATAGTAAAGCTAGTTCATATGGAGTAATATCCTGTTGTGGTTTATAGATATGTTTAGCACCATTACTATAAGTACCATCAATGATATTAATATCACCAACAGGTAACAATGTATTGAATGATACACCTGTTACTGCATATTTACTAAGTTCCTCATCGGTGAAGGTTAGTTTTGCATCGGAATCTGGTTTATATGTTTCATTCATCATGAAATTCCACGGTTTTAAATGCCTTTGTTTCCCCATCAAATACGAATACTAAATGGAAATTGTTATTAGGGTGTTGACTCCATAATCTTGCTCTAATATCAGGTTTAGATTCTGGTTTAGATTCTGGTTTAATACGGTATTGATGATCCTCAAACCAAGTAGGAATATCAATATCAACCCAACCTCTATTATAATATTGGTCGTAAAATTGAATTTGCTTACCTTCTGCCCACGCAATAATACAATCATAATGTTTGTGCCTTTTACTCATAGCATTTTAACCTCTTTCAATTTGCCAGTTTCACCATCAAATGTGAATTTGACATTATCAGGGTAATTATACTCATTCCAACATAATTGATTATCATCATCAAGGTAAATACGACCAGTTTTTGTAATATCAGGTTTAGGTTTAATACGGTATTCATGACCAGAATCAAATACATTTAAACTTTTACCCTTGACAACATCCAACCATCCAGAGTTCCAAGCTGGATTAATACAGTAATACTGAACAGTTTCACCTCTTAAATAAGCATCAATAACATCTTGATACTTGTGCGGTTTAACTCTCCATTCAATTTGGATATTATTGAATTCTGGATTCATATTATGAGGCAAATCCTCCCAATCATAATTAATAAATCGCCATTGAATCTCTTTACCTTCTGCATATGCGTGAATAACATCTGCCCACTTATGTTTCTTACTCATTTCTTTTCATCCTTCAGTAAAATTTACATAAATAGTATTATACACTACAAAAGTGTATCCGTCAAGCAATAAAAAAGGGTATCGCCGGTGGTCAGACCGCATACCCAGTAATACTATTAGGGAGTATCACATGGATATTTATCATCCTGTCAAAACTTGTTCTAAATGCGGTATTGAGAAATCAATTACCGAATTCAATAAAGACAATAGATCAAAATCTGGTTTACAGAGTAAATGTATCGGTTGCCGCAGAGAACATTATCACACCAATAAAGAAAAATACAAACAAAAAAATAAAGAATATCATCAAAATAATAAAGAAATTATAATATCAAAATTATGTCCAAAGTGCGGTCAAGTAAAATTATCAACAGAATTTAATAAAGATAATAACAGAAAAGACGGACTGCAATATCAATGTAAATCTTGTTTGAATAATTACCGATCAGATAATAATAACAGAATTAAATTATATGGAAAAACATATAGGACAAATAACAAAGAAAAACGTAATACTCTTTATAAGGAGAGATTAAAGGCCGATCCAGTTTTTAAATTACAACACAATATTCGTGGTTTAATTAGAAAAAGTATAAAACAAAAAGGATACAGAAAAAACACCAAAACTGCTGATATATTAGGTTGTGATTGGGATACATTAAAAGAACATTTAGAATTCCAATTTGATGAAAATATGAACTGGAACAATCAAGGTACATATTGGGATATAGACCATATTATTCCAGTATCATCAGCTAATACAGAAGAAGAAGTAATAAAACTTAATCATTATACTAATCTTCAACCATTAGAATCATATTATAATAGGCACGTTAAACGAAATGTGATATAGTTTACTTACCTTTACCATCCACATCTTCCATTAGTTTATCTATATATTTTTCAAATACTTGAACAGACTTACCACCAATTCTATGAGCTTCATCAGACTTGGCAATTTCCAATAGTCCAGTACCAGAGATAATAAACAACATTTGATTCTTAGTGGGGATCAATACAGCAAGAACCATAAAAGGAATAAAAATCCATTTATATGACAATAACTTGTTACCTGTTTTATCAGTATACTCATCAAATGAGAATATAAAACCTAATGTCAATGCAATCAAACCAAGAATAGAACCCATTACCAAGATGCCATTAATAGCATCCAGACGGGTCAATAGATACAACCAGAATACTTCACTATACATTACTTCAATCTCCTCTTATATGCGTTCAATGCCCTTTCTGCGGGACTGGTTAGTAGTAGATAAATTGTACCAAGAATAGCGATAATACCCCACACAATAAGAGTAGGTGACAATACCCACCACCAAGACCAATCAATATAGTGTGTTAGTTTCAATGTAATAAAAATCAACGTCAATACTTCTGAAAAACCCATTAGTGCAATTCCCCCTTAACACACTCTATACTTTTCACTTCCTTTCTCTTACCAATAACCTCTTTGGTTACTTGCAACATTCTATTACAATCCGTTTGATTTTCAAATACTGCAACCTTGGCTGGTACTACAGGATCAATAAACAATACGATTAATAACCATGCGTTCATTTATTTCCCCTTGAATAGGTATGAGGTACAACGGGCACCAAGGCCATCTGGTACTGGATTAGGACCACATTCCCAATGCTTGGCATCCAGTGTAATGGTATCAGGTAGAATAGACACAATACTAGCGGCAGTGAGACTAATAAGGATTGGCCATACAATCCACCAATAAGTCAGAGACAATTCACCAATTTTATCAAGATACTTCATGTTACTTGCTCGCAAAAAAGATATGGTTACCAATAATACCTGTACGTTTCATATTAACATTCCAATATGGATCAACATAATTGGCATGATAATGGTCAGTATGTTCCAGATTTTTAACTCTAACACCATTCACAAACATTTTAGCTGCGTGTTTTGATGCCTCCCATTCTCTACCATGTGGTTTCTCTTGAGTATTAAGAGTCCAAGAGAATTGACTTGGTGCATGAACCGCACCACAGAATGACCCAACCTTCTCAGCACGATTAAATGTAGTGTGAGCTACTGCAATCTTACCGATATATGGTTCACCTCTGGCTTCATAATAGATATTCTCTGCAAGACAGGTGAATTCCTTTTCATCATTAAATACAATCTTGGTCTTGTTATTATATAAACTTGGACCTTTAAAAGTATTAATTGGAACTGGTTTTACCTCTGTTGGCTTCTCCAAGAATACCTCAACCTCACCTCGCTTATCTATCCTATTAATAGTCTTCTTCATTTCTGCTAATGCCACCGTATTAGCAAGAGTGAGTAGAGCAAAAATATACAACACGACCTTATCACTATTATTGAACATAATATGTTACCTCACCATGAACTCTGATAATAGAAATCATAATTCCAAATATCATGTCGCTCATTTGGATAATCCTTAGCATACATGATTTTCGTTACCAATGGTTCAAATACCTCTCTAGTATACTCTAAATCTTTAAAATACCATTCATCAATCTCAGTACCACCAAAGAAGAAACCTCCTTGTGGCGGAAGTAATTCTTCTGCCTTAGAATGATCCTCTAGTACCTGACATACAGTATCATAGAGCTCAATAATACAATTTTCGTTTACATAATAAGACTTGCAATCATCTTCACCTTCTTGGACATTCTGAACAAACCAATTATGGATTGCATTGGCCTTGCGCCAATAAGCTACCTCAAATGATACCTCTTTGACTTCCCATTCGGTAGCCATACCCTCTACCAGAGCACTTACCTTAGTTTTAAGTTCCTTATCTGCATCATTCCAAGAAGAAAGATACTGCCGTGCCGTAAAATACATATCCAAGCCCACGAAACACCTCCAAATAATATAAATAATAAACAAACACAAAAAATGGGTATCACGATGCGTCAACATCTATACCCTCTAATACTAAACAGGAGTATCAGCATGAGTATTTATTTTGATGAATTTATCAAAAGTATCAATACATATCTCAAAGAAAATCCAAAATCATACCTAGATTCAATTGATCCTAATGGTCATTTACCTACTATTCATCCAGAACATTTAAAAGCTTTGAATGAAGGCCGAAGAAATAGTAGAAATTCACCTGAACATAATTCTAGGATAAGTCAAGTTCACAAAAATAAAATAGTATCAGAAGAAACTAGACTCAAATCTTCAATCTCACATAAAGGTCAAGTATCTGGTTTTAAAAATAAAAACCATAATATTAATACAAAATTAAAAATTAGTCAAACTGTTAAATCTATTGATTATGGTACCAAAACCTGTCCAATATGTGGTAGAATTGGTAAGGTACCATCAATAGGTAATCACATTAAGAAATGTGAAAGAGAGAATAATTAACCTCTTACTTGTTCAATGTCATGTTGATTTAAAATAACTGAATCTCTAATACTACCATATACTTCTATCGGTGTATCCAGATCAACGTGGTGTGTTACCCACCCACCATACTTAACTCTCGACAATCTTACTTTACCAGTAACGGGAAACTCACCCATATACTTGCCTGATACTGTCATACCCTCAAGATTCCAGATATCCATTAACCATACTCCCGATAATTCTCAATCTCTTCCCAATCGTTCAATTCTTGACAATCGCCTTCAGCAGTATCTCGGTCGGTATAACCATTATGTGTGATATACTTCTGAAAATAAGTATCAAAGATATTGTATACAGGTCCGAATTCTTCACCAATAATATAACGTGACATAATTTTCTCCATTTGTTGATTCACTTTATGGATCCATCCTATCACAACCATCGGGAATGTAAAGCTCTCCAGGAGAAACAGTGTGTTTCACCCGGAGAAACAATCACACCTGGGTCGTTTTGAAGAACCAGTCCCGAGCGACTTTGGACGCGACCGAACCAATGTCCTTGGGGATCAAACCAGACTCAACAATGGTATCCAATTCTTCTCGGATTGCATCGGAGGTAACCCATTTGATGAAGGTGCCAAGGTTTTCTGGAACAATCTCCAAATGGTTCATTCTAAGATGATCCAACCCTTGGTTAAGCCTATTCTCGGTGATGATTTTATCAACGCATTCCTTAATAGAATTAACCTTTTCAACATCAACCGAGGCGAGAGTTTTGACTTTAGAGGCAGAGTGCTTTTCACCCTTAACCTTGAACATAAAGTCGCCACCAACATAAGGCCAAGTATTGCAAGTCCATACAATACCTTCACCGACACCAGATACTCCGAAATACTTACCAACAGGACATTCAGCCTCTACCGATTCAGTCAGTTCAATAAGTTTATTGGAGGTGAGCTCTGGATAATTGAAATCAATATCCACTTCCCATTTGCCGAAAGTGTAGATATTGAAGATTCTGGCGGCCTCATTATGGCCGATTAGTTCTTGGACATAATCATTTTCCAACCACCGATTAGGTGCATCCTCATAACCGGAAATCAGTTTGATATTGAATACAACAAACATTTTGTCCAATTCAGATACGGCTACTCCTTTCTGAATACCCTTACCACACCATTCACCATACACCACAAAACCAGTATAAGCATTCCGATCATATTCAATCTTTTCCAGTATATCAGAAAAGAATTGTTTATTCTTATAGGCAAAGGTGGCAAAACCGGCATTATCCTTTTCTGGAGTGATAATGTTTTCTCGACTCTGAGCCCATTGAATACCATCATTGGTTACACCAACAGCGGCATTGGTACCATGAATCTTGGTAGTGCCGGTGAATCGGAGAATAGGTAATGGCTCTCTATTAAAGATAACATTACCATTTTCATCCTTACCGGCATACCGGGTCTTATCAGTAACCTTTCGGATTACATTGCGGAATTGTTCAATATGTGGGAATTTACTCATAATAGTCATAATATATCTCCTAGACTCGGTTAAGAGTATTAAGCCGTGATTCCAAAACCTTTAATTGTTTCTTATTAAGATTCAATTCTTGCAAGGTATACTGTAATTGGGCTACAAAATAACCAAATGCGTAGGGGTATGAGGTATACCCTTCATCATTAGTGCATTTTGAAATTTCAATACAAGCGGTTTCGACATTCTTAATATATTCATCAGTATTCATAATATAATCTCCAATCAATGTTTCATTCACTTTATGGAGCTATCCTATCACAAGTGGCCAGGATAGCAAGCTGTCGGCCGTGAAACAATGGCTGGCGATCCAGTAAACAATCAAGCTTTGCGCTTGCGTCTGGTCTTGACTGGTGCCTTGGAATCTGCGACCAGGAATGCGGTAAGGTCTTGATTTGTAATGGGCTCGAGCGCGTCCTCCTGAGTCTCCTGCACCGTCTTGGTCTTTTTCTTGACAGGTGCTCTGGATTTCACGGAGGAAGGTTCGATGGTGCGTAGTTCGGTCAGGTCACGGAAAAAGGTATCAAGGGTTTTGTGATTGGTGGTTATAATATATGAACCACCACGATAGGTAATTACCGTGGTGCATCCATTATAACGGAAAGGTTCTTTATTAATGATATTAATATAACCTGAAGGTAGGGTTTCTGTAGTGAAACCCAATAACTCAAAGTCTTCCTTTGTCATTATTCAAAATTATCCCAGCTGGCAACACTAAATCTCAGAGAGATATAAACCTTATCATTATCTACAGTCTGATTATATGTCTGAACAACAAAACCACCACATTCAATAGTGAATTCAGATTCATTTCGCCTAATCATATCAGTCAGACAATCCTTGATTAGTTTTCGGGCATAACGACGAATATCACCTTCGGAGATTTCATCATAACCAGCCCAATTCCAATCAAGTAACTCCATTACCTTATGAACCCTTCCAAAATCAAAATTGTCCATAATATAATCAATACTATCCTGAATCTGGTCATTAAATTGCATTGTCATTTTCTTCCTCCTTATGAATACTAAAATAAAAATCTCTATACTGTTTTCCGGTACAATAAAACTGAATTACTTGCAGTAGCGAATCAAGGAATTCAACATTATCTTTACCGTGTTCCAATTCCAGTTTATACTGGATCATTAATTCTTCTCGGACAATTTCATCAATACCAATAGCCTCTTCGGTATAGGAATATGTGGATTGGGGTTGTGGTTTAAGATAATTAGTATAATTAAACATATTTACACCAAATGATGATAAGTACCGTTAAAAGAAATCGGCGGGATATACATAGAATACCCACGAATCTTGGACTGTTTATTGGTATGATGAACAACCCAATGCGGTTCAATACCCTTACTCCGAAGGGCTTCAATCAAAACACCAGCATCACAATCTTCCTCTAGGTATACATTGGTACCACGGGCATATGAATATGGTGAGATTTTGTCTACAATATCCAGCTTAATAAGGTCGGTGAATTTGACCTTGATCCAGCCGTGGCCGGCATCCGTATATACATTAAATTTTCTGATTTTCATAATATAATCTCCAATAATTAAACTACAGGCAACCAATTATCATTGCGGAATACATACTTCACCAATTCATTGCGAAATGGTGTAACTGGTTCCCATACTTCCATGTAGAATTTAACATCCTTCATAGTATCATACTTCTCATATTCTTTGATAAGGTTATAAGCCTGTTTCCAAGAAACATCAGAAAAGGTATTAAATGCGGCCGGGGTTTTAATAGTAAATTTCATAATATAATCTCCATTTGTTGTTTCAATTTATGGTGCTATCCTATCACAACCAACGGAGATTGCAAGCTCTATCCAAGAAACAGACTGTTTACTGGATCGTAGCAATCTGGTGCATCAAGACACCGAACAAGGAATGGATCAGGTCGATTGACTTACCCACCAATACCTTTGTGGCTTGCGGGTTAATAACCGAACCGATTAGATATAATAGACCAACAACCTTAGCCATATTCATTCACCTAATTAACATTGAATTAATTTCGTCTACTTTTTCTTTAACAGTAAATACCTTACCAGAAAGTAGGTAAACGAAAGAATCTCCTCTAATATACTCATCTTTCTTTCGTTCATGGTTATAAGTAAACGTATTCACCACAGCGGAGATATGGTCTTTCCGAATAGTAACCTTACCACTTGGATATTCATCACCACCACTATTAGTACGAAATGCGGTTAATTGGATATAATCAGACATTATTAATCCTCCTCAATATCTACAATATCACCCATTTCACGGTTATATTCATCACAATCATTCCAATTACCATTCATAAACTCAGCACGAGCCTGTTCAATAGATTCAGCCTCAATAACGGTCTTATAAGTTACAGTTTCTTCCCAAGTTACTACATATTCTTTCATAATATAATCCCCAATTACCAGCAATCTTCATCAAAATGGTCAGGTTCATAGTCTCCATCATAATCATCCCAATCCACATTAGGATTCGCATGAGAATAACCATGACTTCTGTTATACAACCTATTGCCGGAATCTAATACACCGGTATCACGATTATAGTCCAAAGCAGACCCGTTATAATCTCTATAATTACTCATAATATAAACTCCTATTATTTAAATACAATTAGTGCCATCAGAAGGGATTGGGTAAAGAAACCAATACCATTTGAGGTGATATGTAACATATCTTTTTGAATAATGGCGCGAATAAGGTATAGGATTAAACCTAACCATACCATCACGACCATCGAAATCGGCGGAAGATTAGTCGAATTACCGACTAATACGTTATATGTGACAGGCAGCGTGGCTGACTGAATTGAGAGCATTCCTAACCAACCCGAGAGGTTGCCAATTTTGTGTGCTTTGTTGTTTTTTTTCATAATATCTCCAAATTTCAAACTATGGAGAGATTGTATCAGAACCGGCCAGGATTGCAAGCTCTAGGAGGGAAACAGTCTGTCAACCAGGAAGAAACAATCAGGACTTGATATACTCCCAAGGAATACCATACAAATAAGAAAATTCTATTAGTTTATCTTTTACTGGTGTATCCCCAACAAATACCCAATCAATATCTTTGTGCATATTGTCGGTTTCCAACAGTATAGAATCAATATGGTCTTCAGTAATAGATTCAGTAATGGTAATATTAATTCTCATTTTTTTATTCATCTTTCGGATGTCCCATCATTATCTTTCTATGTGCATGACCACCAATATCTCGGGTATAATAATTACTACCCTTTTCTCTTGTTACCTTTTTGCCAGGTAATAGTTTCTTTGCTTTTGCAGAAGATACTTCAGGATGACCATGTTTTCTTGATATTTTCTCAACAGCACCAGATACTTCACCCCATGCCCTTTGCTGTTCATGGTCTTCCAAATTGGTTTTCTTATAATCTTTTTTCCCTTGTTCTGAACCATCAGTACCGGCTGCTACTAGTTTTCTTCCATGTTGTTTCTTATATAATGAAACAGATGAAATCTTACCGTTTCTTTTGGTTGCTTTAATAACACCGTGGGATATATCGTGGTGTATTGCGTCTGATTCTTCTTTTGAACCAGAAGTATGACCGGCATACCCACCAATACTTTTATAAGAATGGTGCAGTATATCGTGAATTTCCTGTCTATGTTTCTCACGGTGTATCTCATGGTTTGGATTTAAACCAATAGATAAAACCTTTTCGGTAATAAATTCTTTGAATGTCTGCATGATAGTATAACGTAAATACTATTATTTATCGGTGTTAGGTATAAAGACAGGTAACCAATTGCAATGTCCTGGAATAATGCCCATTGGTTCTTTTACCAATAGAGCATTATCCAAGAATGGTGTCCAGAATAAATCGCCATCTTTATCCATACCAATATATTCGGTATCAATTTCATTCCACATTCCAATGCAATACATTATTGCCATCTTGATTTACCCTTTCTGGTATACTGTTTCTTGGACTTATACACGACCGATTTATTATATCGGTGTGCGAATTTTGATACTGGATTGAACATATTACCTCCTAACTGAAAACCATTTTATTAACTTTACCGATAATGGTATAACATTCCATGAAACCTTCTTCGGTTGCCCATGTAATTTTGTCATTACCTTGCTCAAAAGTGAATACGATATTGGCTGAACCTGCAATACCTACCTTATAAATGTTAGATAGATATGCAACCCTTCCTTCTCCCGTGGATTTATTCTGCACAAAATAATAGGTATTAATTTCCATATTTCGTTTGGGAATAGGTGCATGAATAATAGTTTGCATTATATAATCTCCAATTAAGTATAAACTTCTACATTACCAAAACGAAGGACTTTGGTTTCATACTTATATTCTTCTTCATCATAATGGTTTTCCTTTTCTGCACTGGTATCAAAATCAGTATCAAAGGTATGGAAGATACCAAGATCATGGATATGGTCATACTTATTGGTTTTAATATCTGATTTTAGTATGCAACCAATAGAACCGGCATCCACACAACAGCTACCACCAATACTAGTGTGATATACACCATCACCATAAACGGTAGAATATAAGGCGAATTTGCGACCATCCTTTAAAGTAAATTCTCCATCCCATGATTCCCTATCACATACTTCATCCCATTCCTGGTCATTCATAACATAACACAGGTCACCAATATAGTATTCACCAGCTTTCATTAATCATCCTCCCCAACAAGATAAGAAATATCCCTTTCTATACATTCTTTAATCAATTCATTATCGGTCATATTATCATAACCCTTGAATCCACTCCGAAGAATATCTACAAAATATGAATAATCATCATAATGTAGTGCATCAATATCATCATCAATAAGAATATCAATAACCTTTTCACGTTCAAACATAACATAAACTCCTAATTATACTTCAAATACTTTTGACAATTCTTCGGTCAATACTTCAACCAATTCAGGGTCACGATACCCATAATTGTCGGGAACATCCAATACATGGACAGGCTTATCCCAACCATATTCTTCTAATAGTGCCAATACTTGGGTTTTCTGATGATTATCCATAACTACCACTTCATCAGCCCAACATACATTAACCGCATCGAGCATTACCATTGCATATTCTGGATTAGCACCTACTGCCCGAGTATTGAAATTGAATGGTGCGTTGGATAATACCCATGCAGCTGTGGGACTACGCAATAGTCCAGCAGAACACACACACAATACCTTTTTGAAATCTCCCTGATAGGGATTCTTTGAATTACCGAGACGGTTACGGGTTACATTTGACATAGTATTTACTCTTAATTAGTGAAAAGAAACGGTGTAACCAGTATACTTAAACAAACTGGTATTGTTCCATGCTGACATACAAGCATCAGCGAATGCTTCAGCCATATCGAATTTACGGAAAGGTTTTGCAACCGATACTTCTTTATACTGGTCGTCTACGACACAAGTAAAGGTCACATAAAAGGCTTTATTTTCAGTATTCATAATATAATCTCCAATCAATCTTTCAAACTATGGGGAGATTGTATCAGAACCGGCCGGGATTGCAAGCCCCTGGCCGTGAAACAGTCTGCTAACTCCGGCGAAACAATGCGTCCCCTGCTTCCTTCGGGAAGGTTGAACCCCACTTGGTGATAAATTGTTTATCGGTTTCTTCATCACTTCCGGATATAGCTGAAATATAGTATTTGATTCCATCATATGTATCATTAACCATTACTATACCAACATTAGTAAGACCACAAAACCACATTACGTCAAGAACTTCCATTATAGTGCCTTAATTTGTTCCAAAATAGTATTCAATTCATTATCATCTTCAATATGACCAATAACGTCACCGGTTATTGGTGTAGAGTATGTCAAAGAAAAACTTTCATTATCTTCATCAGAGAACTGAATAACAGCCAATTCAGTACCATATGACATCCAGCTATTAATTACTGATGCACCATAACCATTATCAAATCGGTAAATATCTTGACTACCACCATTAAGGGAACGGGTCAATACTGGTTCAAACATTATGCAGCCTCCTGGTTATCATACGGATCGGTATATCCATTTTCAATAATTTCAAATTCTAAATCATGCCATTCGCCATTATATTCTACTGACCAGACATTATCCTTGGTGAAGATATAATTATATTCTTCAAATGTAGCATTTTCTTCATAATCATCGAAATCCTTAAAATGACGGATTTCAGTATATTCACCACGATTGGTATAATAATTGGTGAAATCACGGTCATGGTTACTAAAATCCATCGGCTTATCAGAGATATAACGACCGAGTGATGAAATAGCCGCACCCATAATCAGCTTCTCGACCAATTCCCGGGAATTATAATACTTATTCAGAATAACACCATTATTTGACAAGTATCCGTCCCAATGGCAGTATACTTGGTGGATGGTGCCGTTTGCATTTTCGATAGCGATGGTTGATCGTGTAGCCATTTGATTTTCTCCTTTGTGTCTCTCAAACTATGGACAAATTGTATCAGAACCAGGGCGGAAGTCAAGCCCTCCGAACGGCTCATTCCGTAAACAATGCTGAGCGATTTTGTTAGCAGTGGAGGTTGTCTCCGTGAAGGTCAACACCAAGGCGCGCTGACGGCATCCACGGAGGAAGGATTCGATACGGTAAGTGGTTGATCCTAATAACCGTGGACCAGCTCACCAAGTGCCTTGGCCAGGTGCTTTGCATCATACATGGATAGAACCAGTTTTTCTTCACCATTTGAATCAATTTTAATACAAAAGTCACCATATTCATTATATTCTTTTGATACTGAATAGTGGATATCGGTATCACCAAGAATAAAGATAGACATTGAATACATTGACATATTAATACTCCACAATCTCTTTAACAAATTGACAAAACCACTGGATAACCACAATTGTCAACATAAGATTAAAAATATCCCATCCATGAATATCATAATGTCTGCTCATAATGTATCCGATAGACCAATACCCAATTAGGTCTACAATATATGATCCCAGTTTCTTCATATTACAGGACCACCGCCAATAGGAAAGAAATAAAAGACAAAACGAAAATCAATTCGGATGGTTTATCTTTTGATTGAACAACCAAACCAGCCAATAGAAATAGTCCAGACAATATAGTAAACAAATCATTCATAATATAACTCCTAATAATTACTCTCAAGATTCTTTAATGCTTTGATAAAACTACCCAATTCACCTTTACTAATGAATAGATTTGCCTCAATATCATATTCCAAAAAAGCATCATCTTTCATATAGATATAGATCCCATGTATATTCTGTTCCAATTTGAAATAGGCCAGTGTAGTTTCATCATGGAGTTCAATACTTGTGTTAATTACTGGCATATTATGTTCTCACCATTGCTTGACAGTATACAAAATCACCAACATGAATCATGGTAACTGATATTCCACCAGATACTTTCCACCCTTCACACATATACTTAATAACTTCGGTTTCCAATTTGTGTTTATCGGTACTTTGCAGTATTGCATAAGATTCCATATTATGCCACCTTTTTCAGTTCAAATTGCGGATACTTAACGAAGCCAGAGGTATCTTTCTTCGCTTTACCTTTTGCATATAGTCCGACAATAACACCCTTTGGATCAAGGAATCGAAGGTCGGAATCATCACCATTAAATACCGGCATTTCCATGTAAGTATCAGGCATTGCTTCTGTTTTCTTCAATCCAAATACTACAGCGATATTATAACCATACTGTTTTGCAAGGTATACGTCCATATCATTACCATCAGCAGCAGAGAATGTCAGGTGGTAATTTGGGATATTTGATACCTTACGACCGAGTACCTTGGTATAATCATAGAATTGGACTTCAGGAAAGGCTTCAAAGATATTGGCAAACTTAATACCATATCGGGTTACTGAATACTTTTCCCATGAAATATCAGAAGTACCATTCAGTCTGAATACTGGAATCAGATTGATTTTGAGTGACTGCTTAATACCCAATTCAATATCTTTAACCAATTGGTTCATAAAGGTATTACGGTCTTCAAAAAACATTTTGGTTTTGCGAATACGAGCCTTTTGGATGGCATTGGTGGTTTCACCTGTTTTAAACATACCACCACGTCCAGCAGTATTCAAGCAGGCTGCGGTGCAACCAGCAGTCCGTTTCGGGCAGGTTTCATAACCAGAAAGGTCAGCAGGTGCAAGGTGCAGGATATAGGTATTGTACCCTTGAGCCATACCTTTGAGGACTTTCGGGTTACCGGTTGACAATAGTTTCATAATATAATCTCCTAATTAATTCAATTCAAGGTGGTCGATATTCGATTCAGTATTCAACCTGACTGCTGACTGGATCGTGGACCATTCTGATGGGTCAATAGTAGCGAATTCCACTAGAAACCCTTTGTTGGTGTGACTGATACCGAACCGAGTCAACCAATGGGCGACAAGGTCGAACTCTTTTTTGGTGTTGGTCTTAACTTTCATCATGGGGAAATTGTATCAGAACCACGGAGGAAGTCAACCAGCGGAACAGGCTCATTCCGTAAACAGTCTGTCAACCAGGGAGAAACAATCATTCAAAGTATTGGAATATAATAGTCGACCAGTATTGCTCGCCTAATGCCTCCCACATATCCATAGCCCTTTCACAATCATATTCGCTCAAATTGTATATACGACCAATAAGGGTATCTTCATAATAGAAATCCATTTCTGAGGTATTATTATTCAACGAGATATTCTCCTTCAAATACTGCTTCAAATACCTTTAGAATGGTTGCACCAGGACCAACATATACTTTGATTCTATACCATGCTTCTTCATATGATTCAGCTTTGATACTGGTTCTTTCAAAGGTGTCCCATTTATCACGATATTCAAAAAACCATACCTTTTTCATTATTTACTCCAATTCTTCTTCAAGGATATAATAAAAACTCTTATAATAATTTAGACCAAGACTCATTGACGCAAATCCATTCCGTCTCACAATATCCTTTTCAATACCTTTATGTGCCTTTTCTTCAGATGAATAGACTCCAATATAATCCTCATTGTCAGAACAAGGATTATATAATACCACAAATACTTTCATTATTAACCCCTGAGTTCTTTTAGTCTTTCTTCTGCCAATACTTCAAGCAGACCAATGGCACCAAGAAAATCTGCTTCAGTTTGTGGAATAGGTATCTCTGCACCTAATGAAATGGCCCATCTATCAAAATCACCATCGTCAATCTGCCATTTACCTTTATCACTCACCCGATAATTTCTACCATTCCGATAAGGATAATATGGACCCCATTTTCTATCACTGGAACGATATTTAAAATGTCCTAGTTTTAACCAGTGTTTCCATTGCTTTGGTAGTTTCATTATAGATTCCGTCCAATAGTATTATAGACCAATTCATCAACCAATTTGATAACCCTTTCTTGACTACCATATCTCCTTGCCTCAAAGATATCCTGCATGGTTTTGGTATCAATAACAAAATAACCACAATCTTCCACATGGGTTACAATATCACACCAATCAATATCGGATACATCAATATCCACATTTACATAAGTCATTTATAAAACCTCTTTGATAACTTTTTCAATATAGGTATTAGGATCGTCTTTAAACTCCCATGCGGTATTGGCATAGTTTTTTGCTTCTTCTAATGTTTTGAATGTTTTCACCCAACGAGTACCCTTGTTTTTAACACGATATACTGTTTTCATTATTAACCTCCAGCCATTTTCGGTGCATCTTGCTCAGAATAATCGGTTACTCCTTGCCAGTACCCTTCTTCATAATACTCAAAGAATTCATCAGGGACTTTTGTGATATTACTATATGAACCGTGAGCACGACCATCATAATAACCAACGCCATAATAATACCGAATCAATTTATAATCATTATCTGACATTATACAATCTCCGCATTTGGACAACCAGTAATATAGTGCTTGGTATCACAACCACCTAATTCTTTGTGTTTATCAAGAGCAATAACCCTGTCATTAGTAACAAAGTCAATCATAACCATGCCATCAGGCAAATAATGATATACCATATAAAACATTATTGTAACTCCCATTCTTCATTCAGAATATAAACATCTTCATCTACAGTATCCAAATCAAAATACTGCTCACCAATATACTTTCCTTCTAAGGTATCATAGATACGATAGGATTCAATACCATCAGAGGTAATGGGGTAAATGGTATCATATTCATAACGATTTTTCATAATATAATCTCCTAATTAAGCAACCCGAAGGGATTCAACATAATAACTATAACCAAGTCGGACCAAGTCGGCCTGCTTTTGGACGGTTTCCCACCAGAAGGCCTCTGCTTCTGCTGCGGTTTCAAATTGGCCGCCGACCGTATACATACGGAGGTCGAGTGAATCATACTTGCTAACGACATAAACCCATTTTTCTTTTTTCATTTGATTTTCTCCTAACTTGTTTCAAACTATGGGAGAATTGTATCAGAACCGTGGAGGAAGTCAAGCCCTTGGACAGGCTCATTTAAGAAACAATGGGGTGCCGATTATGAAACAATCGGGATCGTGCCCTGGTGCGTTCCGCATGGTCTACAGTCACGGACTCTCCCAGGATGCAAGGAGGACGGATATCAGTCCGTAAGTGATTGATCCATAAGAATGGCCACACGGTTCAAAACGAGCTCAGCCTTGGCCATCTTGATTCTAAGCATTCCGTCTAGTTCGGTACCGTGATGGTCTAATATATCGGCAAAGGTATCACGCATGGCAAATACCTTATCTTTTAATTCTTCTGTAATAGGGTTATCCATCTATTATCTCCGTTTCATATATTCTATAGAATCCCTGTATACCATTTCTCTGCATTTCATTAATCTTATTCTCAGCAGTATCATAATTGGTATAGGTACCGACAATACTGGGTTTGCCTGATATAATCCATACGATAATGAATAGTTTATTCATAGTGCTAACGCCTAGAATGCCAGGTGTATATGCAATACCCAATCATAATGGTATGCAAACATTAATTGTAGATTATCTCCAAAATACATTATTCATCCCAATTCTTTAAATCTAATTCTTCGCAGGTATCATATACTGAATCAACCATGGATTGATACCATATATCTTCCATTTCTTGATATTCATCAATAGAGAATTCATCACACATTATACCGCACTCCAATCAAAACCATTATCTTCGCACCAATTCCGTGCCATTGAAAACCAATCAAATTCCGCAATAATAACAGTATCCCCACCAATACATTCACACACAATCCATTTGTTGATTTTGCAATCACGATCAATTATAACCGATTTCATATTATACCTCCAATTGGTATGGTTTATTCCAAGACCCGACATTTACGTCCATATAGTATGCGGTGTGGAAATAATCTGATTGAATATCTGATTTATCAAACCATTTATCGCCTTTCATGGCATCATATAGTTCAATAATAAAGTCCTTTACAATACCAGAATAATTCTCACTAATCCAATATTGATTGACATCCATATATTCTGGTTTCTTGATAGTATCACCATAAGTATTGGTCAGGATTTGGCCATTCTTGGTTACAGTATCATACCAGTTTTGCATGATATCCAGTTTGCCAGACTTGATATTAACCACAAGGGTCATATGATGACGGACACCAATACTGCCTTTCATACCATATTTGGTTAATACAGCCTTGATTGCAGGTGCGAGTTCTTTTTTGGTTTCTTGATTCATGTATGCCATTTGATTTTCTCCTAACTTGTTTCAAACTATGGGGAAATTGTATCAGAACCACGGTGGAAGTCAAGCCCTGGATTGCACCAATCCATGAAACAATGCTGAGCGATTTGGTGAACAATGCGTGAGGCGCCCTGGTTGTCTCCGTGACGGTGAACACCAGGGCATCGTGAGAGGATGCAAGGAGGAAGGAATTGATACGGTAAGTGGTTGATTTTACAATCACCGCCAAGGCGAGGAACTGGTTTTGATTGTAATATGGTTGGCTGGTACGGTTATATTATTAACCGGTGTAACTGGTGTATATGAAATAGTATGATTAGATGCTGTTGATACTGCATTTTGCAATTCTTTCTGACAGAATTCTCGCATCTTTTTACTATATACGGCAGAAACAATAAGAGGAATATCCCAATCACTAATTCTAGATTTAATGTTACAAAGCTCTGCAATAATATCCATAATATCATCACGGTCAGCCCATGTACCAATGAATACACCAGATATATCGTTTAATCCTCTTATACTATCAACATTGGATACAAATTTATATATTATTCCATCAAAGTAATGGTCTCTTACATATAACCGATATTCATTATAATTCCCTGCAATGATATATTTGGTGTCCATTATTAATACCCCAAATCTTTCATTGATTCATTTACCTTAACTTCTTTCACATTGAATACCATTTCTGGAAACAGACCTAATAGTTTATGAATATATTCATTTGCCAATCCCTCAGAGATATAGAAACCAGCACTATTAGGACTCTCCAATGATAATGGATCAAAATATAGGACTTCATATATCTTCATTATTCATCCCTCCAATCAATCCATTTACGGACAATATTGATGGCATCACCATCTTTATATCCCATAATCTCAATCTCAGGATAACCAGTAATATATTCATTAATATGAATAACGGCACCATACTTATCAAGTAGAGTAGTCAATTCATCAAGAAACTGTTTTTCAATATCGTTCATTATTCAGTCCTCTAATACCGATTCATCAACATAATAATCAATATTCATATCTGATACTTTCTTGGCTGATTCATAAGACTTATATACACCAATCACATAAGATTCATGGTAATTGGCACAGATAACAACATATACTTTCATTATTCAATCTCCATCCAATACTGCATCATCATAATAATATGATGCGTGTTCTAAACACAATTCCAATACCCGGTTTAAATCAGTATATACTCCCACCAATCTAGTACCATAATCACCAGTTTCTTGAAACAAATCAGAATATACCACATACACTTGCATACATATACCAATCAGGTACTACCTGTACCGGTGGATTATGTTTATCATTATATTGCTTCACATAATCCCTGGCTTCACTCTCATTATCAAAGTATATGGTTTCGTCTACCTTTTGACCCCATCCCCTTTCAGATTCTATAATATCAACCCGATAACTTCTATTAACTCTTGGCATATTAACTCTCCAATACACAATTATATTCAATACGACTCATAATCTTCAATTCACCCCTATTCTCATTGATATATTCCCAACATTCTTCATATGAGAATGGTCCTGCGATATACTCATACCGTGGGTGCCGTATTTCTCTCACTACATAATGCAATTTCATTTCCATTAGTCATAATCCATCTTTACTTCTGTTCCATTTAATGCGTGTTTATGACCCATATCAAAACCATCCAATCGTCCTTGAGTTTCTCCCTTATTATATGCCATATATGCAATCCAATAAGCAAGAGAATCTTTACAGGTTATTTGTTGACCCTTTTTCTTTGATTTATATACACGAAATACATTGGTTGCATTTTCATATACTTCGTGGAATAGTTCTTGATTCATTATTATCCCCTAAAACCAAATTGCATGAATTAGCCAAACTAATCCAACCAATAAGGCAGTAATAAGACCACCCGCAATCCATTTAGACAGATGATTACTACTAATATCAAACATCATAAGAATAAATGATATGATTATTAATCCTATAATCAAGGTGAGTGATACTTTATCAAATAGTGTCATTATTCAACCTCCATCATTTCATATTCTCGCCATTCTGTTTCATTATCCACGGATTCACATTCTAATATCCATGCTGATACTTTCTCATATGAATCAAATACTGTTATAACGGTTTTCCATACGTCACAACCATTATAATAACATTCTTTAGCTAAGTATACCACTTTCATTATTCAACCCTTCATATACTTACCGAATTCATAATCTAATAGGTCATTATAATCATACCAATCATCTGAACCCATATTATGGTAATTGATTTGTTCCATAATGGCATCAAACCGATCTACCAATTCAGACGGCACCATATACTTGTGACCGTCATTATCTCTTTTCAATTCTTTAGCCATTATTCACTTCTCCAAATACTGAACCACAATACCATATTCTGCCAGTTCTTCAAAGGTCTTAATAGTACCATATTCAATCAAGGTTTCAAGACATTGATATTCTCTATCAGAGTATTCATCACGATAGGTTCTAAGCAATTCAAATAGTTTATCTTTCATTATTCACTCCGTTATATAAATTCCAATATTTTTAACAATAGATTGAATTTCCTTTTCTCTATTTGATTCCCATTCTTTAAATGCCTTTTCTAATTGTTCCCATTCAGAAGAATATAATTTAATACTGGTGCTGTCAATAATAGATTCAAATTCATCCCACGTCATAATCACTCCTCCCACAAAAACTTTTCAATAATATAAAAACAATCCAGTTTATAACCATCCTGTACCATAACTGATACGGCATAACCCTCAAGGTATTTCAATGCAGATTCTCTACTACGAAATACTTCTTTGATTTCAAAGGTATCATACCTTTCATAAGTAACAATATAAATCTTACCCATTATACACTCCCCATTGATATATCTTCATTACACTGGTCATAACCTTCGCGATAACCTATTTCATGTCCTTCACCAAATACTTGGTCATTATAATCATTTAACCATACCGCAAAATCAGTCAAATCCCATTCACCTTTCTCAATCAATTCAAATACTTCATTATACTGTTTCATAATACTATCCTACAATCTCAGGTACTAATTTAACAATAATATAGGAATCATTTCTAACATTGATAGCCTTACCACAATACTTTTCTTTATAAGATACTGCCTGTTTCAAGGTATTAAAATCAGAACAGACATAATATAACCGACCATCACTTGCCGAACGACCATAAATCCTATATTTGATTTTAGCATTCACCATTGCTTGTGTAATTTTCATAATATATAATCTCCGTTTCTCTTGTCTCTCAATGTGGTGATATTGTCTCACAAGACCAAGAAAAAGTCAAGACCCAATCCATGAAACAGTCTGCTAACAAGGAAGAAACAATGTGCCCTGGTTGTCACCGTCAAGGTCATCATACCAGGGCACTAAAAGGATGCAAGGAGGAAGGATTTCACTCCGTAAGTGGTTGATTTAGATACTCCTCTTCAGCAGAAATCCGTGCATACTTGGCCTCCTCAAAGGTCTTATACTGACCGAGGCGATACAGCTTGCCTTTTACTGTAATGGTTGCCTGATACTTGTTAATCCTCTTAACATATGATACCCCTTTATAACCAGAAGTATTATTAGAACCGGTAGACCGATTAAGGTTATTCAGTGTAGGATCAGATAACCGTAGATTCTCAATCCTATTATCACTCTTATTCTGATTAATATGATCCACAATAGTATCAGGAAACACACCGTGATGCCATAACCATACTAGATGATGAGCCCTATATGTTTTACCATTCACACCAATTCTAATATAACCATGATGCTCAATAGACCCTGCAACCTTACCATTCTTTTTCCAGATCAGACCACCATTAATGGTATCATAATCAAATAATGCCCGTACCATATCATGGTCCAAATCATTCCGATATTTGACCTTGACCGTCTTACCACTCAGAGTAACATTATCCCCCAACATCGCAATAATGTCCTTGGCTACCTTTTTCTTAATATCATTCTCCATTTTATTGGAGATATGGGTAAAAAGGTCACGAGCAAATGCCTTTACATTAGCATTAACAGTAACACCATTCTTCTTCGCAATAGTATTAATTATAGCATTATTCATATTCATAATGAATACTCCCCAGATATAAATCACCCTCAAGGGAGGCATCAATATCTTCCATATTAAGAATATCATAATCCATATATGGTGCCCCATCAGTCATATTCTTAATAATATAGACCTCTCTGTCCTTATCAAGAGTATTAAGGTATAGAATAAGATCATGAATAGTCATAATAATCATCCCTCAATAGGTAATAACAGTTCATAACCCTCATCAATATAATCAACCATTTCCGATTCGGATATAGGATCGATGATATTAACCTCCCACACACCAGGTATCTCACCCTCTTCCGAATGACCTAATAGTACCGAATAACATTCACTCTTTGACCTTGCCTTAATAATAACCTGATGAATATCCTCAAAGATAGTCAGATAATCCAAAGAATAATACCTATACCGATTATGAACCGTATTATGTAATGGTTTCTCTTTGGTAATGGCCTTCTTCTCTGCAATCAATGCCTCTTTCCTTGTATTATATTTCTCAATAGTAACAGAACTAATAGTATTAAACCAATGAGAATTATCCCTATGTTGACCTAACCTATTAAGGGTAGAAAGAGAGATACCAACATAAAGAAGGTTACCATTAGAATCAAAATGACGGTATAGATCAGTGCTCATAATATAAACCTCAAACAATTAAACCACTTTTATTCAATACCAATGTATAATAATCAGTAGACTTATCAGTAAAGAGATATGTTAATCCCAATACCTTTTCTATTTGATCCTGCTTAGTATTATACTGATAGTCATAATCTATAGTATAGGACTCAGAAGTATTCAGATTCTTAACCTTAATACGAGGACCATTATTAGGAGTGGGTGGAATGTATATTGCTGAATAGTATGATTGCATAGTATTAGTCCGTAGATATAGAGTATATCAGTAGAATAACGATATATTGAGTATATTGGGTAACCTATTGATTTATAACGAATTATCACTGCCGTTAAAGTTTAATGAAATCAATAGGTTATATCGCAGTATCGTCGCGGTATATCGATAGTGTGTGGGTTAGTTCGTTATGCTTCGGGTTGCTGTGGTATTGTGTCCGACTTAGTATCTTATCACAACGAAATTTTTTTGTCAACCATTATTTTCTATATGGTATCACAAGTCTGCCCATATACTGAAACTACTTTCATCAAAATCAAT